CACGCGGGCGGCTGTCCCAATTGCCGGTGCGTCGCCCTGCCTATGGTCTCGCTCGCTGAGATCCGCTTTCCGACGCGCGTTTTCTATAACGGCTCACTGACCCGGATGACGAAGGCGCAGTTCTCGCGCATCGCCGGGTTGCCGGCCGCCGCATAACTTAACAGCTCACAGGCGTTAAGTTATCCTGACGCCTCCCATTCGCAGTAGTCGGCTCGTGCAGCAGCCGGGGCGGAACCGAATGGGCTCTTCGCCCCGGACCTTTCACAGATCGGGGAATGCGTTGACCCGATTGATCCAGCCTTTCAGGAAACGCGCGAGCGCGGGCTGGTTCGCGACCAGCCTCTGGTAGTAGGCGATGCGGCCTGACTTGTAGCGCCGGTAGACTTCGACGGGATCGAGCTTCGACAGCGCGGCAAGCGAAGCCGGTCCGACAACCCCGTCAACCGGCAGCTGACATCCGAGATCGTTCATGACTCGCTGCAGCAGCTTCGTGGCATTGTTCCCGGCGTTCACATAGAAGTCGCAGACGATCGACGCCAGTTCCTGATGGGCGATCTGATCGCCGCACACCTTATCCCAGTAGAGTTCCCGGTAGATCTTACCGGCGTGCTCGTCTGTCAGCTGACTGAGATTCTCCAGAGTCGGATCCTGTCCGAGCAGCCGGCCTGAGCAGCTGGCGAACGTGTTCAGGGTAATGCCCTTGTTGGTCGCGCCGCCCGGGTCGGCCGGGTCGTCGACGAAACCGCCTTCGAACTTCAGAACCACCGGCAGGAACAAATTGAATTCGGCCATGAATCCATGATGATCGACTGGGTCAAGATCAGCCAGGACGCAGGCACGGCTTTCTTTAACTGGGCCAATGCCGTGCGCATAAGCATGGGACTCGGCGGCGGCGTGGGAGTGATCAAGCTGCTGGCTCACATCCCGGCGCCTCGCCTCGGCAGCATGGTCTGGGGCACCTTCTTCGATCTGATGGCGGACATCGTCAGTAACGGGCGCGTCGGCGAGCGGCGCAAAGCGGATGGCGAGATCGTTTACATCATCAAACCGCCGCGGCCCAAAGCAACCCCGGAACCGGCTGCGGTGGTCACCTATGAAACCGCAGCGATGGACAAACCGGACGACAAGTCGGCCGACAAGTCGCCCGACAAACCTTTGAAACCGCTGATTTACCGGACTGACAAAGCCGATGACAAGGCCGATGACGACGAACACGGCAAAGGCGGCTAAACTGAGCGTCATGGTACCTCTGGCGGCTCTCGATCCCAAGCTTACAGCGGAAGGGATCCTGACGTTCGACTGTCCGGCCTGCACGCCCGGGCTGCCGACCAGCAAAGCCAAAGATTCGAGCGACCAGCATCGGCTGCGCGTGCCGCTGACGCCGGCGAAGAAGAACCAGCGCGGCTATGCGTGGGACCATACGGGCGAATTTCCGCACACGCTCACTCTCACACCCTCGGTCGACGCGGGCTGCTGGCACGGCTTCATCACCGGCGGCCAGGCGATGTCGGTTAACGAACAGCCGCAGACCGGTCCTGTCACACTGAGGCGGAATGTCTGAAGGCGCTATGTCCGGCAGTGACGAATGCGACTGGGGAGACTGGCCTGGGCCTGTCGAGAGCATTCTGCCGGAAGGCTGGCGCTGGCAAGCACCATCCCAGCTGGAGCTGGCGCAAATGGCTGATGAAGCTGTTGAACCTTTATGAAATTCATTCGCGCGATCGTACTGCTCTTACCGGCCTGCGGCTGGCTCTCGCTCGAGGCGCAGCCGCCGATAAACTCGCGTGACCGGATCACTCGCACGATGTTGAGAGCGGAGGGTATGGCCTGTCAGGGGATCACCGGCAGAACCGGCGAGCACTCCAGCGCATATCTGGCGTGGTATGCACCTTACGATCCGACGACGGGACTGGGCGGTGTTTGTCATGGCGCTGTAGCCGAGCTGTTGGGTTTGTTCTTCTCCCGCGCGGATGAACCGACTATCCGCCAGGCGATCTCTGGCATGAAAGCGGCGGTCGCCGCCTCTGCGCTGCAGGCGAATGAGCGTCCGATCGTGAATGCGTCGGTGGCGATGATTGAAACTTTCGCCAACATTTATATCAATTACCTGCATAATCCTCAGTAGAATGGCTTGAATGCCGAAAGGCGTTCACACTAACCATTGCGGCGGAAAGCGCCCGACTTGTTACTGTGGCGTCTGTCTGACGTGCCGCCATCGAGCCTACGATGCCAAAAGCCGCCTCCGTAAAAAGATCAGCGATGCCATCTCGGACGACGAACTCACGCTCAGGCTCATCGAAAAGTTCTTTGCCGCCGGATGGGACGACGACGGATCCGCCGGTTTCGCCTCCTGAAGCCGCCGCGCCGGTCGAAGAAGACTCCATCGCCTGGAGCGGGCGCACCAGCCTGCAGCATATGATTCCTGTCTTTCTGACGCGCTTCGACGCGCGGCGCAAACATCACTAACTGCCCGGCGCCTTTCCGATAGCGTTCGTATATCGCTTGTATTTCAACTTACTCAATGCCTTCTCAGGTCATGACGCCCAGCGGCCTTGCCCGCCTGGACCAGTTCGGTGTTGTGCCGCGCGGCGTGGGCCGGCGCTACCACGTCAACGACGCGCATGCCATGGCCAACGGCCTGCATCCGGCCTCGCAGTCCGGCCGCATGACGGCCTCGGCGCTCGATTACTTCACTAACGCGGCGGCGCGCATGGGCTGGGGCACGCCCAGCCTGACCGAAGCGACCGAGTACAACCTCGTCCGGCTCAGCTTCAACTACATGCTGCTGATCACGATGTTCCGGAATCACTGGATTTCCCGGCGCATCGTCGAGGTACCGGCCAAGGACATGGTCCGGGCGTGGCCGCGCCTTACTTCTGACATCGATCCGGACGATATCTCGCGCATCGACCGCTCGATCCGGCGCACGCGCGTCAAATCGCGGATTCTCGATGCCATCCGCTGGGCCCGTCTGTTCGGCGGCGCGGGCTGTCTCATCGTGATCGACGGCCATGAGAACCGCCTTGATGAACCGATCGATCTCGATACCGTCGAACCGGGCGCGTTCCGCGGCCTGATTCCTTTCGATATGTGGTCGGGTATCACGCCACAGGATGGCGTCTCGACCAACATCAAAAAGCCGCTGAATTTCGGCCTGCCTGAAAAGTACGCGGTCGGTTCGCCGGACGGCGGCGGCAATTTTGAAGTACACTCCAGCCGCATCCTGCGCTTCATCGGCCCCAGTGTGCCGACACCTGAGCTGCAGGCGCAATCCTACTGGGGCATCTCGGCGCTCGAGCCGTCTTACGAGGAGATCCGCAAGCGGGATAACCTTTCCTGGAATATCCTGTCTGTCTCGTTCCGCGCCAACTTACTCGGCATCACCTTTCCCGAACTGGCTCAGGCTCTCTCGGGCGCATCGATGAACATCAACGCGCTGGTGGCGTTCGAACAGCGCATGCAGGCGATGAATCAGATGCTCTCGAACCAGTCCATGCTGATGCTGCCGAAGGACGGCGACCTGAAAACGGTCACTCAGAACATGACCGGCTGGGCCGATGTCTATCAGCAGTTCCAGCTCGACATCGCGGGCGCGGCGCAGATCCCGGTAACACGCCTGTTCGGGCGCACGCTGACCGGCCTCGGCCAGTCCAACGATGCCGACGAGCGCATCTATGAAGAGTTCATCGCCATGGAACAGGACGAGCAGCTGCGGCCCGCGCTCGACTTGCTCTATCCCGTCATCTGTATGTCGGAGATCGGCGATCATCCTTCCGATCTTGACCTCACCTTCCCGTCGATTCGCGTTCTCGACGACAAAGAGAAGGTCGATATGGCGAAGACCGTCGGAGACAACGTGGTCAGCCTGTTCAATTCCGGCATCTATGACCGCCCGATGGCGCTCAAGGAGATCAAACAGTCCTCGAGCCTGACCGGGTTCGGCACTAACATCACCGACGAAGACGTCGAGAAGGCCGAAAAAGAGGCTGAAATGATGCCTCCTCCGGGCGAAGGTATGCCTGGTATGCCTGGTATGCCGGGCGCTCCCGGTGCTGGACCCGGCGGCGCACCGATGCCGGCCAAAGCCGGTCCTGGCGCACCCGGGCATCGACCGGGCGGCGCGGAAATGACGCGACCGAAAGCCGAAGGCGGGCCCACGCCTGGCGGCGGCTCGCCGCTTGAAACAGTCCGTGGCGCGCGCCGGGTCAAAGC